TCTTTATACAGCATTAAAGATTTAAGTCGTAAGAAATATATAACACAAAAATGCAAGACGATGACGGATTCAGAAAAGTCTTGGATTTTGGATTTGTACGACTCGTTGACCACATGCCTCGGGAAGATTTGGATTTATCCATCGTTCAAGCGGCACGTGTCTCTTATGGAGATGGAACAAAGACATCGCGAGGAAACAGAGGACTTATTCGATATCTCCTTAGACACTGGCACACAACCCCCTTCGAAATGGTCGATTTCAAATTTCATATCAAAATGCCGATCTACATCGCGCGACAACACATGCGACACAGAACTGCCAGTATAAATGAATTATCTGCGCGGTACTCTGTTGTTCCCCGAGACTACTATGAACCGGATGTTATGAGAGCGCAGTCGGTGGTAAATAGACAGGGATCGGAAGGAGAGGTTGATGTACCGGACGAACTTGTCCAAAAAGTAAATAAACACTTGGGAAATTCATTTGACGTATATGAAGAGCTTCTAGAATCTGGATGTTGTAGAGAACAGTCCAGAGGAAACTTACCTCAATCTACATATACCGAATTCTATTGGAAAATCAATCTTCACAATTTATTGCATTATCTTCATCTCAGGATGGAACCGGGTGCGCAGCAGGAAATTCGCGAATATGCCAATGCTATCTATGACCTAATAAAAGACCTCCTTCCCATAACGATGGAAGCATTTATGGATTTCAGAATCAATGCGATCCAGCTCACCGGCCCCGAAATAGAAGCTATCCGAAATGGTGGGACACTGACGTCACCCGGCGAAAGACGAGAATTTGAAGAAAAGCTAAAAAAATTAAACCTTTTTGAAAAGCTGACGACAGAAGGTGGATGCGAAAAACATGATGAAAAAAATAATGTTGCCACAAGTTAACCTGCAAAAATGTTATCGATTGTTGCGTCGTCAGCGAGTGGGACTTTGGGCTCTACTCAAAAGAGATTCAAGAAGTTTGGTCAAAAAATGAAAAAACAAACGGATATCACCAATATCCAAGAGAAAATGCGAGAAGTCGCACGGGAAGAACAGCGTCGGTCTAGACAAATATTTGATGACCACAAAAAATTTTTCCAAGCCAATAAATCTAAATCTAAGCCGAAAACGAAGAAATCCAAGGCTGTTGAAACCATAGATGTCTTTGAAAAGTAAATTAAACAACCATTATTTTCCCATATTGTTTTCCAATATGTAAAAATAGTATTACTTTTGTGATGACATAGTAAGCCATATAGACGTAGCCACACACAAGATTGTCAGTGGAGTGTGTTCAGTTTGCGCGGCAAGAATAGACACTAATATACTATATTGCGCAAATCTAACCTCTCTTCCGGTCTTATTCATGATGCGCTTCATCTGTGCCCGTGATTTTTCTAATCCTAATACAGCTGTACTTATATCTCTCACTCTACTCGGCATTTCCGTAGTGGTTGTTATCATTTCCCCCAAAGATACAGCGTCCTCTATCTCATCTTGTATCATTGGCTCTAGATACGTAAAATAATTGAAATCGGGATCCAATTCCTTACATATACCCTCTATAATACTAAAGCTTTTAGCCAAATATATAAAACTCGATGGAACAGTAAATGGCTTTTCTTGTGCTAATTGGGCGGCAAAATCATCATTTACGATCACACCACCATCCAAAGTTTCGAGATAATTTAGTATAGAACGGAAAAATGCCGCAATATCTGTTAATTCGGAAGATGTGGGGACAATTACACCCATCTCAACTAATTCATTTACTATGGCTGTGGTATCCTTATTTATTATATGTACAAGTATATTCGTAAATCCTTCGCGAAGTCGCTCGGATATAATTATCAAAAGTCCAAAATCATAAAAGACTAACTTCCCAGTCTTTTCGGAAATACCCAAATTTCCGGGATGGGGATCCCCATGAAAGAATCCCTTATCCATGGTTTGAATCAAGTATGAATTTATTATAGCTTCACATACCTTCTTTTTGTTGATCTTCTTATTCTTCAGTTCGGTTACTTTGGTTGATTCTACATATTCCATTACAATTCTGTCTTGATTTGACAGATTTTTATACACTTTGGGAACTTTAATCCATGATACACCTTTCATTCCCTTTCTAAATTTTACAGCATTGTCTATTTCTTGTTCATAATCCGCCTCCCCTAATAAGTAATCTACAGACTCTTCTAAAGCAATACCCGTACCCGTCCCAGTATCTATACCTATCCACTCAAAAAACCTAACGATTTCCATTACATTATCTGTATCTGTTTTGAGTATTTCGTATATGTTGGGTCTTTTAATCTTAACAACTACATCTTTTCCATTTTTTAACCTAGCTCTATGTACCTGACCTATACTTGCTGATTTATATGGTTTTAAATCAAACTCCTCAAAATCCCCCATATCTACCATTCCTTCTACCGGCATGGCCGGAACTGCGTCCTGTAGAGATTCTAATTCCCGTGTAAATTCCGGTTGAAATAAATCACCACGGGAACTAGCAATCTGACCTAATTTTACAAATGTGGGACCCAATTTAATAAGCTCATCGCAAGTCCATCTACCAAGTTCTCCCTGGTCTTTAACAGTTTTAGATTTCCATAAATATCTACCGGCAAATTTCCAGGTCTTTATTTTTTGTTTAGATGGTTTTCTTGGTAAAACTGGTAATGAGGGAATCTTTAAACTACCCGATTGTATAACCATACCTATAGTATCATTAGGTTTTTTATTTTTTAAATTAAAATATTTACAAATAGTACAATGATTATCCCCAAAGACTTCCTTGGACCGGTGTCCAGGCCGATTGAACGTGGTCTCCGAGTTCCGTTGATTTTTACTCTGTTGGTGCTTTACCAAGGTCTTTTCTCCGGTAATGCGATTACCATTCCCACGAACGTCCAAAAATTATTTGACAGTCCGACCTTCCGTTTCGTCTCCCTCATGATGATTGCGCTCACCGCCAGTCAGGACATCGAAATTGCGTTGGTTTCGGTCTTGGTATTCTTGGGTATTTTGTATGCTTTCAAGACGAAGGAAGAACGCAAGAAGACTGGGTTCATTTAAAAATATAGATATACATTAGAATGAGAATTCACATAATCGGAGCAGGCCCATCGGGGCTGTCCGTTGCATGGGAACTTCTCAACTTTACAAATCACGAAGTGGTAATTTATGACAAGAAGGAAGATGCGGGCGGTTCATGGTGGGAACCGAGTACAGAGTACAGAGATTTGCATTCTCATAAATTAGCATTTGGTTCGTATGTTAATTTTAAAAGCTCTCTCAAAGAGATGGGTATAAATTGGGACGATTTGTTCGTTCGAAATTACTATGACTATTCATTTATCATGAAGAACATGTTCTTAAAGGACTATGTGACTCTTTTAGATCTCTATCTCAAGGCCATGATCAATCCGGCTAGATATAAGAAAATATCTCTCGAAGATGCCACAAAAACTCGTATGTCCAAATCTGGAAAGCGAGTTCTTCGTGCGATGACGCATCAAATCGATGGTGTTGGGTGGGATACAATGTCAGTGTTTGGTCTCATGGGTAGTTTTGATCATGTGAGTCTTTCGCAACAATACACACAACGTGTATCTGGATTGGTTATGGGCCAAGCCATGAAGAAAGCATTAATAGAAAAAGGAGCAAAATTCAAATTTAATAAGACACTCGAAAAGGTTGAATATGGGGACGATTCTTATATAGGAACATTTAGTGACGGAACGGAAATAAACGATGGTATGTTGGTTATATGTGTGGATCACGAACCAGCTCTCAAATTAATAGAAGATAATTGGGGATCCGATGCGGTGAAACAAATTAGTGAAAGTGCGTATGGAGCCATAAACGTATTATTAGATTACGATCAACCCATTAAAATAGACGACGATTTATACATATCGATGCATACTCCATGGAAACTTTACCCGGTTGTATTGGCCGATGGTAAGACCATATCATGTACGATGGTAACTCTCACTGACGAGATAATGAAAACGGATCCAGAAAAATTCTTAAAGGAGGTATGGAAACAGCTCAAAAATGTCGGTGTCCCCAAACCCAAAAATATGCGTTTTAGTTGGGGATCCACATGGACCGGCGAAAAATGGAGAATCAATCAAACGTCCGGTGTTTTGAGTGTCCATGGACAAGTTCCATATTTTGGAAAGTGTAAAAAGGTTGCGTTATGTGGATTGATGTCTCCGAGAGATACTCCATACTCTAGTATAGAAGGAGGCACAGAAGTAGGAAGAACGTTTTGTCATCAAACGTTTGGAACGCGCAAAGCACTCAAACCGTTAAAATTGTCACATGTCTTACTTTTTACAATAATAATACTTATAGCTTATGGAATAAGAAAAAATAGAAAACAATGAAGTTCTTATGTCACGTTCATCAATCGATGTATGAACACAATGACAAAAAGTACATGAGAATTCTATTGGCTAGAACCTCATCTGAAATTATTCAACGTATGCATGAAAGAAATGCCCATAAATTGAATAATTCTATTATAGAAAATCCTCTCGATGGAAAGATCTTGACCGTAAAAGTACCATTTCGTTACAGGAGAGTCATGTGTAAGGTTATTGGTTCAAAACCTGTACAATCTCTTGTAACGAATGATGAAATAGAAATTGATATATCATTTAGGGGAGTGTGGAATATTGGAAATCATTCGGGATATTCATGGGTGGTGGATTCAATTAATTCGTTTCAGTGACTTCTTCTTCAGCTTCCGGTTCTTCCGGAATGGTCGGCGTCTGTGCATCAACCGGAGTGGCACCTTCCGGGACATTCGGAATATCAACTTCCTCGAGGCCGCCTTCCTTAAATCCTTGGAAAACTCGCAAGGCACCCTCCATACGAAGGACCTCCTGTGTCGCCGCGGCGATGGATTCACTGATTTTCTTGATATTCTCCTCGACGTTAAGAATCGGCATTGTACTATAATATATTATATAAAGTTTTTATTCTTTAAACTAATAACGCGATGGGTATACTAACACGCACTGGATACCTTACCAGTGACAGACTTCCGGAAATAAAAAAGGACTTAACAGTAAGACCCTTGTGTAATAACGAATATGGATTTCCTCCACCGCCTTTCAAAGTATTTAAACCAGCGAAGAATGGAGTGTGCATTCCAAGATTCTACGGAATTGATAAAATGGGGGCTCCAGGAGAAGACAGAAGACCAGAACCGGCCAGGGCTTCTATCGTTTTTCGCGGAAAACTTCGAAATGAAACCCATCAGGTTGAGAGCTGTAATAGGGCTGTTGAAAGAGGCTCAGGTATCATCTCCCTTCCCTGTGGGTATGGCAAGACCACCGTTTCGTTAGCCATCGCGAGTAAATTGGGATACAGAACAATGATTATAGTTCATAAACAATTCCTAGCTGACCAATGGAGAGAAAGAATACATCAATTTTGTCCGGGTTCGAAGGTAGGTATAGTACAACAAGATAAACTACAAGTAGAAGGATACGATTTCGTTATTGCGATGTTACAATCCTTAACACAACGAGAATACAGTTTCAAAGACTTTGAAAGTATAGGTACATTGATAGTTGACGAAGCTCATCACATTTGTGCCCGAACCTTTTCACAGTCACTATTCAAATTATGCCCGAGACATATATTTGGTTTGTCAGCAACACCACAAAGAAAAGATGGACTCACGAAGGTTCTTCATTGGTTCATGGGGCCAACTATTGTGTCTATAGAGAGAAAGAATCAGGATCAAGTAGATGTATTTCCCATAGTATATAAATCACAGGCATATGAAAATCCACCACCTTGTACTCGCTTTGGTAAGATATCTCTCCCCACAATGATAACAAATTTAACAGAAGACAGGGAGAGAAATATAATGCTAGTAAACCTTGTCAAAAAGGCGTCATCGGGTACGAGACAGTTATTAGTTCTCAGTGAGAGGCGACTCCACTGTGAGATGTTACACCAATGCTTCCCCAAAAATTCGGGACTCTACATGGGAGGCATGAAAGAAAAAGATCTCCAAGAATCCAGTAAGAAAAAGATCATTTTTGCCACATTCAGTCAGGCACACGAGGGCTTGGACATACCATCCCTAGATACAGTCATTCTGGCGACACCCAAATCCGATATTACACAAAGCATAGGAAGGATAATGAGAGAAACAGCAGGAAAAAAGAATAATCCTCACATCTATGATATTCACGATTCATGGTCGATCCTAAGTGCTATGTACTTCAAACGTTTGAAAATATATAGACAGGGAGGGTTCAATTTACCCACAAATCTAAATAAGATCGATGACGCAGAATCACCCACTGCATTCACTCAGGGAAAGTGTCTGTTTTTATAATGTACATTATAAATATATACCGATGTCAGGTGCTCTGGTTGAGTTAGTAAGCAAAGGTGCACAAGATGTGTATTTAACAACGTCGGAAGGTATGAGTTTCTTCAACTTAAAATATCAACGACATACCAATTTTTCACAAGCCCCGAAGCTTATAAAAGAAATATCTACTGAAGACGTTTCTATTATAGTGCCAGTTTGGGGAGATTTGTTAAATGCGATGTGGTTTGAAGGGACAAATCTACTGAATTCCTTCTTCGGTGCTAAATTTTCCCTCTATATTGGGGGTCAAAAGGTTGATTCATATGATTTTGATTACAGTAGTGATATATGGCAAAATTACTTGGCAGATACATACACAAAATCTCAAGAAATTAACAATAAATGTTCGACAACAAATCCTAACTTTTTATCGCTTCATTACTTTTTCGGTGATAATAATTCATTCATCCCCCTTGTCGCATTACAATTCCATCAGGTTGAGATTAAAATAGACTTTGCCCCGGGAGCAAGTGCTCAAAATATCCGGTGTTACGGAAACTACATTTACCTCGACGCAGAAGAACGAAGACGCTTTACGAGTAAGAAGATGGATATTATTATCACCCAATGCCAACAAATTAAAAAGACACTCGATTGTGACGATACCGAAT